TACTTGAAAGAAAAAGAACTTGGACCCCTGTTCAAACGACTGCGGGTAAACTGGCTGAAGGTGCGGAAGAAACTATCTACCGTGCTTTGGCAATCCGACATATGGAGCTTCCGGTAGGAGACTTTATCCATGATGCGCTTAAAACTGAAGTACCACAAATGGCGAGGGATCTCCTTCTGTCCAATATCAAAGACGAAGAAAACCACGACCTTGCACTCGGTTACATTGCCAATGCTATCGGCGTTGATGAAAAAGCTGAAGCCGAAGCAAAGAATCTGCGGGACGCCTGGATTGCTCATCCAGATCACACGATCCTCAAGGCGCTGGTTGCCGAACGTGCAGTTTTCTTCGTGCTCCTCCCATTCTTCAGATTTAACGGTGATGCTGGTCTCCGAACAGTAAGTGCTGACATTTCTAGAGATGAACAAGTACACGTGGCTACAAATAGCTTGGTGTGTAGGGAGCTCAATCTTGATTGGAGTCCTTCTCTTGACAAGCTCCGTAAAGCAACTATCAATTGGGTGATGCAACCCCTTTCTGGGGTGGCTACCAATAAATATATCAACAAAAAATTTTGGCTTGATTCCAGTGATCGCCTGATGTACGAAGGTCGTGCACCTGAACTCGTTGAAACTAAGCGAGCACGTATGCCAGCTTTCTTTGAACACGCTAATCAAAACCTCCCACAGTATGCGTAATCTTGGTCTAACTGTGGACCAACTTCTAGCAGAACTAGAAGATGTTTTTCCACCAGTCAATCCCACTCCTGATACTTCATTGTCCAACATAATGTATCGTGCTGGACAACGTAGTGTTGTGGAGTGGATCAACTCTAAACTTGATGAGGAGATTTAATCATGGGCGCAGGTCGGCGTCAACATCACGCACAACAAAATGCAATGCGAGCAGCTAACGAAGAAGCTAATCGCATGGCTGATATGATGAAACAGCAGCAGGAAGCTCAACGACAACAGTTGGAAGCTATGCGGCAAGCCATGCAAGAACAGACTAAAAGTCTGATCGAGTCCAGCAAAGCACCCACTACTGTTAAAAGCACTATTGGTGCTGAAACTGGTGGCATTCGTACGGCTGCTTCTAAACGCAAGAGCACTGTTGCTATGGGCAGTGGTGCCTCTGCACTTCGCATTCCCCTTAACATTGGAGGTAGCTCCAGTGGTGGTCTTAGCATTGGTTAATTAAATGAACGCTAAAAGCAGGTACGATCATCTATCCAGCTACCGTTCTCAGTTTCTTGACACAGCGGTTGAGTGCTCAAAGCTCACCATTCCTTACCTCATCCAACGTGATGAGTTCCGTGTTACACATCAAACCCTCAAACAACCTTGGCAATCCGTAGGTGCTAAAGGGGTAGTGACACTTGCATCTAAGCTGATGCTGTCTCTCCTTCCCCCTCAGACTACGTTCTTCAAACTTCAGGTACGTGATGACAAGCTAGGCACTGATCTGCCTGCTGAGATTCGCTCTGAACTTGATCTTAGTTTTGCCAAGATGGAGCGTATGGTCATGGATACAGTCGCTGCTTCTAGCGACCGTGTTGTAGTGCACCAAGCTCTTAAGCATCTTGTGGTTGGTGGTAACGCCCTAATTTATATGGGTAAGGATGGGTTGAAACATTACCCACTGAATCGCTACGTTGTCGATAGAGATGGAAACGGTAACGTAATTGAGATCGTAACCAAAGAACTCATTAACAAAAACCTACTTCCTAAAGAACTCATTAAAGAACCTCTTCCAGTTATGGATGAGAGTTTCTCACATGAAAATGATGTAGAGGTGTACACCCATGTACGTCTCGACAATAACCGTTGGTTGTGGCATCAAGAAGCCTACGGTAAAAAGATTGAAGGTTCAGACAGTAAAGCACCAGTAGATGCAAGTCCTTGGTTGGTCCTCCGTTTCAACTCTGTTGACGGTGAGAACTACGGACGAGGTAGGGTCGAAGAATTCCTGGGTGATCTCAAGTCTCTTGATGCACTCTCTCAGGCACTCGTAGAAGGCTCTGCAGCAGCCGCTAAGGTCGTCTTCGTGGTATCACCCTCAAGCACGACTAAAGCACAGACGCTGGCGAAGGCAGGCAACGGTGCGATCGTTCAAGGCAGACCTGATGACATCGGTGTTATCCAAGTGGGTAAGACCGCTGACTTTGCTACTGCCATGACATTGATGCAACAACTTGAGCGACGGTTGTCTGAAGCATTCCTCATTTTGAATGTTCGTCAATCCGAACGTACTACTGCTGAAGAAGTACGCCTTACTCAACTTGAACTTGAACAGCAACTCGGTGGACTATTCTCTCTGCTGACTGTTGAGTTCCTTCTTCCTTATCTGAATCGTAAACTGCTGGTACTGCAACGCAGTGGTCAGCTGCCTAAGATTCCTAAGGATCTTGTGAATCCAACTATTGTTGCTGGTATCAACGCACTTGGTCGTGGTCAAGATCGTGAGTCTCTCACGGCATTCATCATGACTATTGCCCAGACACTTGGACCTGAAGCACTGATGCAATACATCAATGCTGATGAAGCTATCAAGCGTTTGGCAGCTGCACAAGGTATCGACGTATTGAACCTTGTGAAATCTATGGAGCAAATCCAACAAGAACAAGCAGACGCTGCTCAAGCACAAGAGGATCAACTCATGATGCAACAAGCAGGTCAGATGCTTAAAGCACCACTGGCTGATCCATCCAAGAATCCAATGGCAGCTGAGACTGTCAATGCGGCAATGGGTGAGGAAGTCATTCCACCAATGCAATAACACATGGCTGAAACTCTAAGTTACGATCCCAGTTCCGACCCTGAGGTTCTCGCTTCAATTGAATCGGATGAAGCGGAGTCTCTCGCTATTGGCGAAGAGATGATTAACCAAGCTAATGAACGGCTTGCTGGTAAGTACAAAAATGCACAAGAGCTTGAAAAAGCTTACATGGAACTTGAAAAGAAATTGGGTTCCAGAGAAGATGCAGGTGAATCTGAATCAGAACCTGAACCCGAGGAAGATGAACCGCAAGAAGAAACTGAGTACTCTTCTCAAATTGAAGCCATCAGTCGTGCAGCTGATGAGTATTATGAGAAAGGTAAGCTGAGTCCTGAGACTTTGGCTCAGTTTGAAAGTATGTCCTCTAAAGAACTTGTAGAGGCTTACTTCCAGTATGAAGCTGGCCAACCAAAAGGACCGGCTGAATCTCAATCCGTTGAACTTTCTCAAGCCGATGTTAATCGGATTCAAAATTCAGTAGGCGGTGAAGCTGCTTATCAACAGCTTGTTGGTTGGGCAGCTCAAAACTTTTCTCAATCTGAGATCCAAGCATTTGACAATGTAGTTGAATCGGGTAACGTTGATGCTATCAATCTTGCTCTTGTTGGTCTCAAAGCACGTTACACAGATGCCGTAGGTTACGAGGGTAAGATGATTCAAGGTAAAGCAGCAGCTCCTGCTGATACATTTAAGAGTCAAGCAGAAGTTGTTCGTGCTATGAATGACTCTCGCTATGATCGTGATCCGGCTTACCGTGATGAGATCATGCAAAAGCTTGCCCGCTCTAATCTGAAATTCTGATGAACGACACTAACATTTGGCCTATCGAACCACCCCTTATTATGACTGATCATCCTTACGGCGTCCCCCACAATGAACGTGCTGAACAGCTCAATGGTCGCCTGGCTATGCTTGGCGTCATGGCTGCTTTGGGTGCTTACGCACTGACTGGACAAATTATTCCTGGTATTTGGTAATGCCTCTTAAGAAGGGTAAGTCTGACAAGACTGTTTCATCTAACATTAGTAAACTGAAGATCGAAGGCTACCCTCAAAAGCAAGCAGTAGCCATTGCTCTCAGCAAAGCTGGTAAATCTAAAAAGAAAAAGTAATGGCTAAGCAAGGTCTCTATGCAAACATCCACGCCAAGCGTCTTCGCATTCAACAAGGCAGTGGAGAAAAGATGAGGAAGCCTGGTTCTGCTGGTGCTCCTACTGCTGCACAATTTAAGCAAGCAGCTAAGACTGCTAAGAAGAAATAGGCTCCGCAAAAGACGCATTGAAACGTCCGCAAAAGACGCAACAAGTCCCGTCATTACTGCGAGTGTTTTGACGGGATAATTGAAGAAGTAAGCAATATAAAAGTTCTTTGCTAATTTCTCATGATTCCTATTCTAACTACTCTGTCGGTGATCACCAGTTGGTATGGTCCTG